CGACATGCTGACGGCGGTCGCACCGCAGTACGCTGCGGACCCGCGGGCCTCGACGTTCCTCGCGCTCGCGGCCGGGCGCCTGTCGCCAGCGTTTTTCGGTGAGCAGTTCGTCCAGGCGTGCGCCTTCCTCGCGGCCCACATGCTCACCATGGCTGACCGCGAGGTCGCCGCTCGTGCAGGCGGCGCGGCAGGCGCTCCCACGGGGCCCGTCACCAGCATCTCCACGGGGGGGGTGTCCATCGGTTACGGCTCATCCGTGATGACCGGGGACGATCCCGACCTCGCCTCGACGTGGTACGGCCGCCAGTTCCTCGACATCCGGCGCGGGCGTTCGGGCGGAGGCGCGCGACTCGCCACCGTGGACGGGTAGCCCAATGCCCGTCGGCGTCGTTGACCGCGACCTCGGCTATCAGGCGTTCCTCGACGCCATGAAGCAGATCGCCAAGCAGCCCCACGTCGTCGTCGGCATCCGGCAGGGCGGCAAGCGCCCGCAGGGCGACACCTACGAGGAGGGCTTCACCGTGGCCGAGGTGGCGACGGTCCACGAGTTCGGCACCAAAGACGGCAGGGTGCCGGAGCGGTCCTTCCTACGCGGGACGCTGGACGCCAACAGGACCGCGCTCGAAGCCGAGATGGAGGGCCTGGTAGGCGCCGCCGTGGACGGGAGCCAGCCGCTACAGCAGGGACTCGGTCTTCTCGGCGAGCGCGTGGTAGGGCTGGCCCAGAAGCGGATCGCCGAGAACATCCCTCCTCCGCTCAAGCCCGCCACCCTCGCGCGCAAGACCCGCGCCGGGAAGGTCGGAAACGTGGCGCTCATCGACACCGGCCGCCTGCGGGCCTCCATCGATCACGAGGTCAGGATGGGGCCCGCCGAGACCGAGGAAGGTGAGGGGTGATCCTCGGAGCCAGACCCGTGACCCTGACCCGTTACGAGGCGGGCGATTACGACGCGAACGGGGCCTGGGAGCAAGGCGACTCGGAGGAGACGACCATCTACGCCGCGGTCCAGCCTGCCAACGGGAAAGACCTCCTCATGCTCCCCGAGGGCGACCGCCAGAAGGACTCCATCTCGCTGCACACCCTGACTACCCTCCGCGTCGTGGACCACGCCGCTGGAACCGACGCGGACCGCGTCACCGCCGACGGGGTAGAGTACGAGGTGCGCGCGGTCCAGACCTGGACAGATGGACTGCCGCATACGCGCGCCGTTGCCGTCAGGCTGTCGGAGGTCGAGGCGTGAGCATCAAGGGCGACATCCTGCAGGCGATCCGGGCCTGGCTCATGCTGGCCTCCGACCGCTCGACGCCACTGGAGGATGCCAAGGTCGTCCTGTTCGCCAAGCGCGGGCCCCGTACCGCGCTTCCCTACCTTGCCGTCAACTGCACCATCTCCGGCCAGCCGCACGGCATGGACGAGGAGTTGTGGCTCAAGGACGAGGACGACGAAGAAGCCGGACTCCACCAGCCACGCGGCATCCGGCGCTACGTCGTCTCGATCCATGGGTTCGGAGAGGCTGCCGGGGAGTGGCTGGCCGAGGCGGTCGCCGCCATGACCGCGCTCGACGTGCAGGCCATCTTCGACGAGGCGGCCTGTTCCGTACTGGTGCTTTCCGGCCCGACCGAGGTAGAAGTGCCCCTGGAAACGACCTTTGAGGAACGCTACCTTGTCGAGCTTGAGGTCTACACCATGCTGCTTCCGGAAGCAGATCCGACGGTCGCGCTGGACAAGGCCGAGATTTCTGCTACCTTCACCCGTGAGGCCACCACGCCCGCGGACCTCGAATCCGAGTTCACCGCATAGGAGATGAGCCCATGCCCTACGGTCCCGGCAACATCACCATCACCGTCCTGCTCTCCGCGGCGGGGCTCGACCGCGCCTCGTTCGGGACAGTGATGATCCTGTGCGACAAGGCCAGCAACCCGCTCGACGGCTCCCGCGTGAAGTCCTACGCCAACTCCACCGAGGCGGCCACGGACAAGGACGCGGGGAAGATCAGCACCCAGGTCTATAACATGCTGGTTGCGGGCTTCTCCCAGGAGCGCAAGCCGGCGCTGATCAAGGTCGGCTACGTGGACACGACCCCCGCGACCCCGGCGGTGAAGGCCAGCAAGGACTTCGGCGGCGTCGGGACCGGCAACTGGGACACCATCGTCGAGGCGCACGTCGCCGGGCTCGACGGCAACAACTACACCGTGGAACTGGTGGGTGACGCCCCCGGCGCCGTGACCATCAGCATCTCGGGCTATCAGGTCACCATCCACATCAACCCGGGCGTCTCCACCGTGGCGAACGTCGAGGCGGCCATCGCCGCGCTCGCGGGACCCAACGACGTGATCGATGTCAAGACCCCCGGCACGGGGCCCACCGTGCTTGCGGTCGCCGACTGCAACATGGCCGCGACCCACCTCGCGGGCGGCGCCGCAGCGGTGCTCACCGAGGATTACGGCGATGGGCTCGACGCGGTGCTCGCCTACGATTCCGACTTCTACGGCGTGGTCTGCGACAGCCGCACCCCGCAGGATGCCGAGGACATCACCACCAAGATCGTCTCCTACGGCTCCACCAAGCGCCTGATCTTCGTGTGCCAGTCCAGCGATACCGACTGGTTCCTGGCCCCCTGGCCAGCCGACTACGCCGATCTGGAGGACGAGGAGCCCGTCGCCGTGGTCTTCCACGACACCGGCACCGAGGGCGCCGATGCGGCGTGGCTCTGCAACCGGCTCTCCTGGGACCCCGACACCAAGAGCGTTCCCTGGGACGGCCCGGTGGACGGCGTGGACGAGTACGCCACCGCGCTCACCACCTCGCAGCTCACCACCGCCGAGACGCACTACCTCAACGTCGGCTGCGAGTACGGCGGCGAGAGCTTCTTCGTGGACCACGGCCTCAACTGCAACGGCCGCCAGTTCCACGAGGTGCTGACCCGCGACTGGTTCGAGACGCGGGTGAAGGAGGATATCGCGATCCTCAAGGTCGAGTGGTCCGCCCGCGGCGACAAGATCCCCATCTCCGCCATCGGCCAGCGCGTGCTCACCTCCGCCGTCAACAAGCGCCTCAAGCAGGGCGAGTCCGTCGGCCACTTCGAGCCCGGGCAGACCCGGTGCTGGGCGCCCACCATCACCCAGGACGACATCGACGCCCGCCGCCTCCGGGTGGAGGGCCAGGCGCAGGTCCAGGGCTCCGCCACCGCCTTCGACTTCTCCTTCACCTTCCAGCAGACCCCGTTGAGCGAGTAGGAGGTCATCTACCATGCCGACCAAGCTCAAGACCTACGACATCCGGCAGGTCTACCTCCTGATCGCGGGAATCCCGTGCTCCGGCTACGGCAACGACGGGGGCATCAAGATCACCCCGAACGCCGCCGTCGCCGAGCACCAAGTCGGTGCCGATGGCGAAGTCGTCGTCAACCGCAACAACGACAACTCGCACATCCTGGAGATCACCCTGATGGAGACCTCCCGGTGCGTGCCGCTTCTGGACGCGCTGATCCGGACCCAGGCTGCTCTCCCGGCCTACCCACCGACCGCCGTGGAGCTGTTTGACCTCAACACCGGCGACATCATCACGGATTCCTACTGCGCCTTCCTCGCCCGCCCGGAAATCGCGAAGGGAAGGAAGGCCGGCGAGCGCGTCTACAAGTTCCTGCTGCCAGACCCGTCCGTCATCCTGGGTCCCGCCAACATCTGACCGGGGCAGGGTGCGGCTTGACCACGAGGACCGCCCCACATGACCACCCCTGCGCCATCGCAGTCGGTGGTGTTCGCCTGCACCGACTACGCGGGTGAGCCCCATCAGTACCGCTGCGCCCCCTTCCTCGCCGAGGATGGGCTTGGCATCTTCTTCCGGCTCTCCACCCTCGGAGCCGAGCCGCTGCTCTCTGCCGTCGGGAGCCTGTTCAACAAGGCCGACAGCCTGGAGGCGCTGAAATCGCGCCTCGGAAGTGGGAAGGATCTCGGCGCCTTCCTCGACCTCCTGGACGGGCTCGACTTCTCCGCGGTGGGAAAGGGCCTGCGCGCCACACTGGCGAGCCCCGATGGCCCCGCCCTGCTCCGAGATCTGGTCAAGTTGTGCGTCCGCGACGGAAATCTCCTCTCCGACAGGACCCACTTCAACAACGCCTTCTCCGGCAACTACCTGGAGTTGCTCAAGGCCGCTTGGGAGGTGGTGCTGCTCAACCGTTTTTTCTCGCTGCCAGGTACTTCCAAGAGCGAGTCAGGCCCGGAGAGCAGGGTCCAGTAGAGCCCCTTGTCAGGATGGCCCTGGAACGCGCCGCGTCCTACGGAATCCAGTGGTGGGTCTGGCGCCTTGTCGTCTCGCCGGATGTCCGCGCCAGCCTTCCCGAGGTCCGCTACCAGTGGGCCTTCGCCGACGTGCTTGAGGCCCATGTGGTGCTTGACGCCCTTGAGAAGGCCCGGCAGGCTATGATGCCCGACAAGGAGTGAACAATGGCGGCAGGCAAGGTCATCCGCGAGCTTCTGGTCGCCCTCGGTGTCAAGACCGATGAGGCGAGCGTCAAGAAGTACGACGCCGCGCTCGCGTCGGTCAAGAAATCCATGCTGGCGGTCGGCGCCGTAGCGGCCGGTGCGACCCTGGCCCTCTACAAGCTCGCCAAGAGCGCCGCCGAGGCTGGAAACGAGGCGTACAAGGGCGCCCAGCGGACCGGCACGAACACCGACGCCTACCAGGAGCTCGCCTACGCCGCGAAAAAGAGCGGTGTGGAGGTGGACCAGCTTGAGCTTGCCCTCCGCCGGCTCGCCGTTCAGGGGGACAAGACCGCCGACTTCCAGGACGGGGCCAGCAAGGGTCTGGCCGAGTTCGGGATCTCCGTCACCGACGCGACGGGGAAGCTCAAGACGACAGACGTGCTGCTCATGGAAACGGCCGCGCTGTTCTCCGGCATGGAGGACGGCGTCAGGAAAACCGCCATGGCCCAGCAGCTCTTTGGCCGCTCGGGGGCCATGCTGATCCCCTTCCTCAACAAGGGGTCGGAGGGGATCGCGAAGCTCCGCGAGGAGGCAAAGCGCATGGGCCTCGTGCTCGACGCCCAGGGCATCCAGTCGGCCAGGGACTTCATGGGCGCGCTCAAGGAGGCGAAAACCTCCGTCGAGGGGCTCAAGATGGCCGTTGGCATGGCCCTGCTGCCCGTGTTCGCGCCGATGCTCACCGCCATGAAGGACTGGATCGCCGCCAACAAGGAGGTCATCGCCACGAAAGTCAAGGAGTGGGTCACCGACTTTGGCGACCGGGTAAACTACGTGGTCGAGGGACTCGGCGGCTGGGAGGAGGCCACCAACAAGCTGTCCACCGCCTTCAAGGTCATGCTCGGCATCTGGGCGGGGTCCAAGATCGTCGGCACCCTCTCCGCCCTCTGGCCCGCGCTCTCCGCCGCAGGGACCGCCATCGCCGGGATCTTCGCCGGGCTCGCCGGGCCGGAGATCGCCGCCATCGTCGCGGGCGTCGTGCTCATCATCGGTTGGCTGGTCGGGCTCTACCTCATCATCGACGACCTGTGGACGCTGTTCCGTGGCGGGGACTCCGCCATCGGGCGCTTCATCGTGAAGTTCCGCGAGACCGAGGGTGTGGTGGGCTCGCTGGCTCGCGTCGTCGAGGCGTTCGTCCGCATCTGGGCTCAAGGCGGAAAGCTCATCCAGGCCGTCGTCCGCGCCGTGGGCGCCGAGTTGGCAGAGTTGTGGAAGGTCGCCGGACCGCTCATCGAGAAGGCGCTCGCCAAGCTGATCCCAATGATCGAAGGCGTCGTTGTCCCGGTGCTCGACGCCCTCTGCGTCGCGCTGAATCTCCTGCTGGCGATCCTGACCGACTCCGACGCGGTGCTCGCGGCCTTCGACGCCAAGCTGGCTATGGTCGCCACGACGATCAAGGTCCGCATCCACAACGCCGTCACCGCTGCCATGGCCGACGTGGCGGCGCTCAAGGCGGGCTTGCTCGACATGGTGGCCTCCATCCCGGGCGGGAGCCTCATGCTCGGACTTGGTCAGCAGGTGAGCGGCGCCCTGGCCCCTACCGGCGCTGGCGCAGGCGGCGGCGGGACGCGGATCGCCAACACCACCGCGACCATCAACGTGTCAGGTGCAGGCGATCCGCGCGCCGTGGCCCGTGAGGTGGAGGAGCGCATGTACGAGGCCCGCCGCACCGCTCTTGCCGCAGTCGGCGGCGGGGAGTGGTGAGCCCGTGAAGACCTCCACCTTCACCATCGTCCGCAACGAGGACGCCACGCTCCTGGTCTTCGACGCCGTGGAGGTCTGCGGCGTCAACCCGACCTGCACCGTCACCGCTCACCCGGTCGAGGACGGCGCGACCGTAGCCGACCACGTCCAGCGGAATCCCCTCTCTGTCACCATGCGAGGCTGGCTCTCCGAAACACCCTTTGTCGGCTCCGCCGCCGAGGTGGACTACGAGCGGGTCCAGAAGGCCATCGAATGGCTCACCGCCTGCGTGGGCAAGACGCTGTTCCTCGTGACCCGCTACGGCGTGCTCACGAGCATGGTCCTGGTGCGCTGGCCCTACGAGGTAGGGCAGCTCCGCGGGCTGCGGTTTGACCTGGAGTTCGCCGAGGTCGTCATGGCCGAGGCAGCGGAAGTCACAATCCCGGCCTCCAAGACAAAGGCATCCGGGATGGCGTCGAAGCGTGACGCAGGCGAGCAAGGAAAGTCGAAGGACGATCCAGGTGGAGATAAGGCAACCGAAAAGGACGTGTCCACCCTCTCCTCCATGCTCCAGGGATGGGGGGTGCTCTGATGCCGGCCTTCCTGACCACCTTCCAGGCCGAGCCTGACAGCATCCAGACCGTGCAGCTCGGTGACGCCGAGTTCCGTGTCCGCCTGACCTGGAGGGAGCGCCTGTCCTCCTGGTACTTGGACCTCTATACCGCCGACGGAACGGCGCTGGTCCTGGGCAAGCGGCTCTCGGCGTCGTACACCCCGCTCGGGGGGATCGTCCGTGATGGGCTTCCGGCGGGAGGAACCCTCTACGTCCGCGGGCCGAACGGTCCCTACGTCCAGAAGGATCTCGGCGCAAGCCTCCTGCTCATCTGGTACGACTACAGCGAGTTGACCCCGACACCAGCGTCCGCTGCGCTCCGCGTGGAGGTGCTGTGAGCCTGTGGCTCCGCCAGGTCACCTTCCAGGTAGGCCAGCCAGGGCAGAAGGGCCGGTCCGTGTCCGGCCTGCGAGTGTCCTTTCAGGTCGAGATGTCCCGCTCGCGGACCCCGAACAAGGCCAAGATCGAGGTCTACAACCCGGCGCCGGAGACAATCGCCGAGGCCCAGAAGGACGGCGCGGTCGTCGTGCTCTACGTCGGCTACGACGTTCCGCAGGCCATCTTCACCGGGGCCATCGCCAAAAACGGCGTCCAGGTCGAGAAGGCCGGCACCGACCGCAAGCTCAAGATCGAGGCGCAGGACGGGCTCGCGGCCTACCAGGACGCGCAAGTCAACGTGAGCTTCGCCGCCCAAACCTCGCTCGCGCAGGTGCTGGAGGAGGTGGCCACGCAGCTTGGCCTCCCGCGCGGCTCGCTCAAGACCAACTCCTCCATGGTCCTGACCCAGGGGGCGGTTCTCGCGGGCCCGGCGCGGGAGGTGCTCGACCGCCTCGCCCGCGCACAGGACGCCGACTGGTTCATCCGGGATGGGACGCTCCAGGTGGTCGGCAAGGAAGAGAGCACCGGCGAGACGGCCATCGTGTTCTCCTCCTCCACCAGGAACCTCATCGGAAGCCCGACCGCCGGGAAGGGCGGCCGTGTCCAGTTCGTCGGGCTCATCTCGCCGACCTTGCGCCCGGGGAAGCCGGTCAGGCTCGCCTCCGAGGCGTACCAAGGCGACTACACCGCCGAGGAAGTCACCTTCGAGGGTGACAGCATGGGCGGACCGTTCTACGTCAAGGTCGTAGCGAGGCCACGATGACCGACCTCCTCCAGCCCCAGGAAGCCGACCTCTTGCTGGAGGTCATGCGCGCCCGCCTCGCCCTGGTCCACACGTCCATGCCCGCGGTCGTCACCGACTACGACCACACCGCGCAGAAGGCGACGGTGCGGCTCGCAATTCGACTCCGCCGCGAGGACCCAGCCACCGGGGCATTGGAGTTCTACGAGCCACCGCTCATCCCCAACGTCCCGGTCATGTTCCTGTCCGGGTCGGGCTACGCCTTCACCTTCCCGCTCTCCGCGGGCGATCCCGTGACGGTGTTCTTCCTGGAGCGGTCCACGGATGGGTGGAGGGACACCGGGGAGCCCGGACAGGAGCCGTGGGACACGCGCCGATTCGACCTCACCGATGCCGTGGCGATCCCGGCCGGCCGGAGCTTCGCGGCAGGGAAGACCACCGGTCCCATCGGCTCATCCGGGATTGACTCGCACGCGGCGGTCATCGAGGCGGCCATGCTCCTGCTCGGGTCCAGCGGGGCGACGGATTTCGTGGCCCTGGCGAGCAAGGTGCTTTCGGAGCTACAGGCCATCCAGACGTGGGCGAACACCCACGTTCATCCGGGCGTGAGAGCCGGTCCGTCGTCAACCGGAGTTGCCGCCCCACCGATGCTCAATCCCGGCTCCGTTGCTGCAACGAAGGTCAAGGCGGAGTAGACTACCGGCACCAGCACCAAGGAGCGCCGCCATGACGACCCAGCCGACCGCCTTGCAGAGGATGCGCCAAGCCGGAGAGGCGCTGTTCGGGTGGACGGGCTCTGCCTTCCGCGCCCTCGTCACCGACGACGACGGGCACATGCAGGTGGACACGCTCTCCTCCGCGCTTCCGGCAGGAGCCGCGACCTCCGACAACCAGACGAACGGGAACCAGAAGGCCCGCGCCATGGGCATTGATGGGGCCACGCAGCGGCAGATCCTCGTGGACGCGACCGGGCGCCTTCTGGTGGCCCAGCCGACAGCGGCCGACCTCAAGATGACCGAGGCCAGCGCCGCAAGCATCCTCGCGAAGCTGTCATCCGACCCCGCCACTCAAACGACATCGGCCGCGATTCTGGCGAAACTCTCGGCAGATCCGGCGACCCAGACCACACTCGCCGCGGTGCTCGCGAAACTCTCGGCTGACCCCGCCACGCAGACGACCCTGGCTGCCATCCTCGCCAAGCTGACCGCGGACCCCGCCACGCAGACCACGCTCGCGGCCGTCCTGGGACAACTCGACAACAAGACCAGCACGCTGGCGACCCAGACCACACTCGCCGACCTCCTCACCGAGCTTCGCGCCCATCGGACCCCGATCCGCAAGGCGTTCTCCGCGGTGGCGGTCGCCGACGGCGGCGAGGTTGAGATCACCGGGCTCACCGCGGGCCGGTCATACGAGCTGCGCTGCTTCCGCTGCACTCCGCACACGGGCGGAGGCGCGGCCACCCACCGGACCCATCGGCTGTACGAGGCCACCGGCGGCGCCGCAGCAGACTTGGCCTGGGAGGACCCCGCCTCCCTGGCGGTCGCCGACGGCGAGAGCGTGCCATACAACCCCGGGCCGATCATGGTCGCCGACGGCGCCGGGAAGCTCTGGCTGCGGTACACCGTGGTAGGCGGCGGCACCATCACCGAGACTGGCAAAATCGACCTGCTGCCCTTCTACTCGTAGGAGCCGCCGTGAGCTTCCGCGTCATCCCGCAGGGCATCATCCCAGGCATCGAGCCCCTGACCGTCTCGGCCGTCTCGACGCTGACCGCGTGGGGAAGCACGGGGGTCTACACCGAGGCGACCGTCACGGTTACCCCTGCGGCCGGCTCCGACCCGGCGCAGTGCCGGATCGAGGCGACCGGCGACTCCAGCGCGTGGGAGATGACCGAGCGCGACGGACAGGTACTCCCGGCGGCCGTGGCGCTGTCCGCGCTCACCGATGCCCTGGCCAGTTTCTCGATCCAGCCGTCTACCACCGCGACCTTCAAGATCCGCTTCGTCCCGACCACCTCCGGGGCGAAGGCGTGCACGCTGACCGTCTACAACCAGGATGGGACCGTCGCCACCGCGTTCTCCCTGACCGGCACCTGGAGCGATACGTTCCTCCTGGAGTGCAGGGCTCGCGGAGTGAGCCTATGGTCTCCCCGTGACTATGCCGCCGGCAACCTCTCGGACGGGGATGGATTTTCAGACCTGACCCGCCTCGGGCTCCCGCGGCATGTCCTGGCTTCCAGCAACCCGGGCGAGTGGTCGGTCGTTTCTGACCCCATCGGAGCCGGGCACGCCAGTTTGAGCAAACGGTGGAACGCCTCGGGCTACTGCGGCGGCTTCGCCGGCACCTACGACGTACGCCCGCAGCGGCTCGCCATCGAGAGCCTGTTGGGTACTGGGGCCAAAGGCGGATTTCTGGTCTTCACCCCGAACCCTTGGTATACTTGGTTGACGTGGTGGAGCAACCAGGGGTCCTCAAAGCAGCTCGACACTTTTGTCAGCAGCATTGGGATGTATAGCAGCGGCGGAAACATCCTGCTGTACCGCAACAACGGCGGGGGCTACGCCACTATCGTGTGTGGGAGCGCGCCAGGCGTGCTCGTGTGGATGTGGCGCTGGGATGGGG